CATCCTCAGAAGCAGTACAAGATTTGGAAGATAGGGAGTTAAAAGCTCAAATGGAAGGACTGGGGTTATGAATATACAAGAATGTAAAGAACAAATTAAAAGACACGAAGGAGAAGTGCTTGAAATATATGAGGATAGTTTAGGCTATAAAACTTTAGGAGTTGGACACCTTTGTCAGCCGCAAGACCCTGAATATACATGGGAAGTAGGTACGCCTGTTAAACAAGAAGTAGTTGACCTATATTACGAAGATGATTTCAATAAACATTATAAAGAAGCAATACATATCTATGGTACTGTACCTTCTTTTAATAGATTACCAGAGCCAATACAACATGTGTTAGTTAATATGTGTTTTAATTTAGGCGGTACAAGACTTGCAAAGTTTAAGAATATGTTAAAGGCTTGTAAAGCTGGGGATTGGAATCAAATGGCTGTTGAAATGGAAGATAGCCGTTGGTTTAATCAAGTAGGTAGACGTAGTAGAGAATTACAAATGATGGTAAAAGGAGTAGGTGAATGAAAAATTTATTAAAAAACATAGTAGGTGCAGTAGCTCCTACGTTAGGGACTGCTTTAGGCGGTCCTATGGGTGGTATGGCGGCGAATATGATAGCAGAAGTATTGGGAGTACCTAATACACCTAAATCTATAGAGAAGGCAATAGCTGAAGCTACACCTGAACAGATGTTAGAGCTTAAAAAAGCTGAACAAGCTTTTGAAATCCAGTTAAAAGAGTTGGACGTAGATGTATTCAAATTAGAAACTGAAGACAAGCAAGATGCTCGTGGAAAGTTTTCAAAGGATTGGACAGCAAGAATTATGGGTATAACTGTTGTCGGAGGATTCATGGGTTACATATTTCTTGTTACCTTACAACCACCAGAACAAAACTCTGAAGCTCTTATTAATTTAGTACTAGGTTATTTAGGTGGACTAGCTAGTGCTGTAATTAGTTTTTATTTTGGAGCATCTCACACTCCTAAAGAGTAACATCTAAAATTAACACAGATAGAAAGATTAAAGGAAAGATTGATAATGTTAAAACTATGGACAGTGTGGAAATATGCATTAGGTTCATTTAGTGATAAAGATACAGCACCTGTAGAAAATCAAATTACAATTATACGAACTATTATTCTTTTAATTAATCTTGCTTGTGCTTGCTTGATTATAACTAATATTTTAAAAGAATGGATAGGATAAAATGAAATTAAAACCCACATTTAGAAGCAATAAAGCAGAACGTAACTGTTGGTTCTGTATATTTTTTTGGTGTATGTTTGTAGTAGTTTACTCAGGCTATACACTAGCAAATTAAGTAGTATTTAAATTTTAAAAACTAGGAGATATAAAAATGTCAGATAAAGGTATCGTCATCCCAACATGGGCAATTCCACTAGTAGTTAGTTTGTTTGTTGGTGCTGTATCTTACGGTGCGGCACAAGCTAATGCTGAATCTACTACAAAGGAAGTTAAGCGCATTGAAATTATTGTCAAGGAGACTGCTAAAAAAGCGCAAGATAATGGACAAGCCCAAGCTGTAACAGAGACTAAAGTTGATGCAATTGTAGAGTCATTGGCTCGTCAAGAAAAGATTCAAGAAAAAACTAATGAGCAGATACAGGCATTAGTACAGGCGTTGTTGGCTAAACAATAATGAAGATGGTGTTTGCTCTATTGTTTTTCGTTAACGGCGAGGTAGTCGAGGAGCAGACACTTTATTACTTGAAAAAGTCACACTGCATTTATATGTGTCAAGAACTATCAAGACCTAGCAACAAGTACGAACCCGTTGACTGCAAATGTCAGGTTCAGTGGGTTGATGTTAATAGTACGGTAATACGATGAAACAATTAGTATTTGCACTTATGTTAGAAACCCTTACTGCTGATGGTTTTGTAATAGAAACAGAAGAGTATGGTGTATGGGCTGATGTAAACAAATGCACATACTTTAGTAGAAGCATTAGTTTACAAGGAGTTGAAGGCACAGCAGGAATTACATTTAAAGAAGCATACCCTGTACCTATAAGGGCTTATTGTAAACCTAAGTACGTAGACCCTCAAACAACGGAGATATTTAAATGATTTCAGGTCAAGATTGGTCGGACAGCGCAACATGGTGGGGTCTTGCATTGGCAATGATTCTTTTAGGGTTTGCTATTTACGGAGTATTTTTTAGATAAGAATATGTTAAAACAATTAATATGGATTCAATAAATCGAAACGTACCCTCAAGCATTCAAAGAAAAGCTATGTTGTCGTGGCGAAATAAAGTAACAAAATCAAGACGATTAGGTTTAGAAAATAAAAAGCAAGCACCAAAGGAAAACCCAAGGCGAGTGAATCTGACCGTATAAAAAACAAGTCTTTTTCAAAACTTGTTACTTAATCATCCATCTTTCTAGCATTTAAATTAGCTTCAATATAATTATGAACTTCATCTAATTTTTTTGTAGCTTCTCTAATTATAGTATGTAACGTAGAGTACTCTTCAGTGCTAAAATATTTTTTAAGTTGAGTTATATCGGTTGTTAATCTTTCAGTAACTAAGTTACCTGTTCTATTATATAGAAGTTTATAACCAAGTAACTCAGCTTCATCTCTTTTCTTTTTCATTACTCAATCCCTGTAAAAGTTACAGAGTCCTGTCTTCCCCGTAGTCCTGCTTTCATGTAAGTAGTTGCTCTACCTTCAAAGAAGTTCTGGTGTTCTACACCCATGACTTCATCAATCCAACCTAGTGGATTCTCTCTTTGGTCGTAGTTAGTTTTTAAACCTAACTGTAGCAAACGTCTATCAGCTATATATCTGTTATAAGCATACATGTCTTGTTTAGTTAGTCCTTGTAAGTCACCCATCTCAAACACTAAGTCTAAGAATTTATCTTCAAGCTCTACCATGTCTCTACATATTTGATAAAGTTCTGCTTTGAAATCATCTGTCCATATCTCAATGTTCTCTTGGATAAACTCACGGAATAATTTAGTCATAGCTTCAACGTGCATAGACTCATCACGGATAGAGTAAGTAACAATCTGTCCCATACCTTTCATCTTACCAAAGCGTGGGAAGTTTAACAAGATAGCAAAGCTACTAAATAATTGTAGTCCCTCTGTAAATGCTGAGTATACTGCCAGTGTTTTAGCAATGGTTCTTTTATCAGACTTAAGAGGTTTAAAGTTACCCACATAATCATGCTTGTCCGCCATCTCTTCATACTCTGAGAAAGCTTTGTATTCTATTTCAGGCATACCAACTGTATCAAGTAACAAACTATACGCATCTTGATGTATAGATTCCATGTTAGCAAACGATGACATCATCATCCTAGCTTCAGGCTTTTTAAAGATAGGCATATACTTATCTACATATCCTGCACCTACGTCTACATCAGACTGTGTAAACAATCTAAATATCTGTGTCAGTAAATGTTTTTCTTCAGGAGTTACATCCTGCCAATCTTTTACATCGGTGTGCAGTGGAACTGATTCAGGCATCCAGTGCATTTGATTTTGTAGTTTGTAATACTCATACATCCAAGGGTATTCAAACGGTTTATAATAGTCTCTAGTTGTTAATAAGCTCATAACTTTTATTCCTTTGGTAAATATACTATTGTTAATGAACCACACTTAGGACAACCTAAATTGGTTTCCATCATGAAGTTCTCATCTTCTTCGTCTATGTCGTGGTCTCCACCCCATATCAGTTCTGTTTTGCAGTGCCAACAATCCATACTATCCCTCACACGCTATACATTCTACATCGTCTAAACGAATGCGTGGAACTTTAGTGTTCACGTTCTCTACATTTCTAGCTGCATTAGTTCTAAAGTAATACAACGATTTTAATTTATTCATACCATACCAGTGTACATCATTTACATACTGCATGTATTCATCATGTACTTCTTGAGGCTCTGTACTCTTAGGTAAAGTAAAGAATAGATTTACAGATTGTGCTTGACTAACAAACTCTTGTCTTTTGTAAGCATGTTCTATAATCCATATTTGATTTATTTCATTTGCTGTTTTAAATATTTCTTTCTCATCATCATTAAGAATATCTAAGTGCTGTACTGAACCTTCGTTAGCTGATATATCTTTCCAAGTCTTTTCTAACTCTTTACCTTTTAACCCTTTAGATTTAAAAAG